CTCCCTGTCGTTGACAATCACCTCATCAATACGGTCCAGATTCGCGCTGTTGCCGGCGACCGATGCAGACAACGTTTTACGCGCGGCTACCTGCGCCAGGTTGCCCTGAATAATTGCGATAGCAGAGTTCTTCACCCCGCCCGTCATGCCGTCCATAGACACGCTGATGCTGTCTATTCGCTGGCCCAGTGCGGTATCAGCAGTCGCAACAGTCTGCTCAAGCTCTGAGAGAGAAGACGACACATCACCGACCGTGCTCGAAAGCTCATTAACGCTGGTCTGAACCTTCCCGACGTCCTGGGCATTTTTGGCGATATCTTTCGCTTGCTGCTCCAGTTCGTCGTTGGCCTGTTTGATATCGTCAGCCATGCCAGCAATTTTTTCATTGCTGTCCACCGCGTTCTCGATCAGGTCTTTGAACGTATCGGAGCCTTTCATGTCCTCCAGGATTGCATCGGTGATATCACTGAAGTCGTCCGTTGGTTTTCCAGAAGCCTCTACAAATCCTGAAACGCCAAATGCATTACGAGTTCGAACATAAACGTAATAAACATGGTCAAACTTAAGTTTTTGGATGGTCCACTGATTGCCACGGCCAAGGAATTGAGCTTTATTCTCAATGTCGTCGGACAATGGAATCGGAGTCTCACCTGCGTACCAAAATTCAAAAGAAGTATCAGATGTGGCAGTAACAGACATGACCGGAACTAAAGTGGCCTGAAGTGGGCCAGGTATCCACTGAACCGAGTTCGGGGGATTAGGCGCTCCGATAATCAGGCTTACCTGAGTCTCAGCGCCTTTCATTCCATTTTCGTTTCGACCACGAACCCCAAGCGTGTAACTTCCTGCATTCAGGCCGTAAAACTCATATCGGAACTGATCGGTCTCATACTGCGCAACTAATTTCCCATCAGCACTGTAAACGTACAGTTCAAACATCAGCTTTTTA